TATTATCGTGAGTGGGAATGTCACCACACAAACCCTCATTAGCACGGCGAATACGGAGGTTGGTGACCGCCTAAAGTTTTCGGGTTCAAATGTTTTCGTCGATACACTTCGGGTCGCTGATGTGGCTTCCAATATCGTAACATACGACCAAGCTACCGGTGAACTCACAGATTCTGGTGGATCTTTCATGAATAAATTCACTATGGTTTCTGAACAACCTCCTTCGAATATCTTCTCAAACGTGTCTACTGGGCCGTACACCCTCACAACTTCAAACTTAGCTACAAACTCTAATACATTCAACGCATTTGATGGGACTGCGAACGCTTGGGTGAGTGGCGATCTCGCCGGTGGATACATCGGTGGATCCAACGTGTTCCATGAAACAAATCTTACACAACTTTCAAACACCCACCCTACACAGTTTGGTGACTGGCTCGCTATCGAGTTCCCGTATAAATCCAGATTGAGACACATGAAATTGACTCCTCTAACAGCCGCACAGTTCCCTGCTTCGGCTAATATCTACGCGACAAATGATAGTGTTACATGGACAGAAATTGGATACTGGAAGGATCGTAACCCAGTGACAAATTCAAACGTCCAAACAATTTCAGTCAATACACCCGAGGACTTCAATAAGTATGCCCTCGTCGCCACAAAGGCTGCGGGTAACAGCTCCAACGTCGCCATCCAAGATTGGAATCTTTTCACAGAGTCCATCTCCGTCGATGGGGGGAAAGGTGTTGACAAACGGCGGGTAGCCACAAAGACATTCGTATTCACAGTATCGAATGCCAGTGGTGCTTATAAATACTATATCAATGGTGTACAGCAATCTTCTCTGCAATTAGAGCAAAACCATACGTATATATTTGACGTATCTAGTACGACTCTTGCGACCCATCCACTTAGATTTTCAACAACTGCCACTGGTAGTGAATACTCTACAGGTATAACGAATTTGGGAACGTACGGAGGTGGGGGTACAGCCACGAGAACATTTGCGGTCACCACAGATACTCCCACAACACTTTACTATTTCTGTACAGCCCACGCTGGTATGGGGGCTACGATGAGTATCTCACCAACAGCAGAATTAGAGGTTTCTGGTCGTATCATGTCTAGAGACCTCGTGGTCACAGGGACGGGTGGTATGAGTATAGGTGGTGGGACGACCACACAAAGGGCGGAGTACCCTGCTTTGGGTACGATCAGGTACAACTCCACAACTGGGTTCATGGAAGGCTACGCAGCGGCGGGGTGGGCCCCTATCGCCCAACCACCCACGGTCACAGGTATTTCGCCGTTAACCACACTTACTAGTGGGGGGGTGTTGGCTGGATGGGACGCGGGTACGAAGATTCAGGCATCGGACCCAGAGGTGAGTGACCAGTTCGGCCACAGCGTCGCCATGAGCTCGGACGGGACGAAGGTTATCGTGGGGGCGCGGCTTGAGGACACGGGTGGTTCCCAGACCGGTGCCGCCTATATCTACACCTACAGTGGTGGGTCGTGGTCCCAAGAAGCGAAGATTCAGGCATCGGACCTACAGGCGACTGACAGGTTCGGCTTTAGCGTCTCCATGAACTCAGACGGGACGAAGGTTATCGTGGGGGCGTACTTGGAGGACACGGGTGGTTCCGCCGCCGGTGCCGCCTATATCTTCGTCTACAGTAGTGGGTCATGGTCCCAAGAAGCGAAGATTCAATCATCGGATAAACAGGCGGATGACAACTTCGGCTATAGCGTCTCCATGAGCTCGGACGGGACGAAGGTTATCGTTGGGGCGCGGTATGAGGACACGGGTGCTGGCGATGCCGGTAAAGCCTACATATACACCTACAGTAGTGGGTCTTGGGGGTCAGAGGTGATGTTACAGGCATCTGACGCACAGTTGAGTGACCAGTTCGGCTATAGCGTCTCCATGAACTCAGACGGGACGAAGGTTATCGTGGGGGCGTACTTGGAGGACACGGGTGGTTCCGACGCCGGGGCTGCCTATATCTTCGCCTTGAGTGGTGGGTCGTGGTCCCAAGAAGCGAAGATTCAATCATCGGATAAACAGGCGGATGACAGGTTCGGCTTTAGCGTCTCCATGAGCTCGGACGGGGCGAAGGTTATCGTGGGGGTGTACTTGGAGGACACGGGTGGTTCCAACGCCGGTAAAGTTTACATATACACCTACAGTAGTGGGTCTTGGGGGTCAGAGGTGATGTTACAGGCATCGGATAAACAGGTGGATGACAGCTTCGGCTATAGCGTCTCCATGAGCTCGGACGGGACGAAGGTTCTCGTTGGGGCGCGGTATGAGGACACGGGTGGTGCCAACGCCGGTAAAGCCTACATATACACCTACAGTAGTGGGTCTTGGGGGTCAGAGGTGATGTTACAGGCATCTGACGCACAGGTGAGTGACAGGTTCGGCGACAGCGTCTCCATGAGCTCGGACGGGACGAAGGTTATCGTGGGGGCGACCTTTGAGGACACGGGTGCTAGCGACGCCGGGTCCGCCTATATCTTCGACTACACCCCGAACCAGATTTTTGATTCATCAACCCAAGTATTCACGGCTACCGGTACGGGTATTGTTAGTGGATCGACGGTACAATTGGAAGGTGCCGATGGAAGTTTGTACAGTGTTGTCGATGCGACCGCACCGAACGCCGTTGGGACCCAGGTGACTTTCAAAATGGGGAGTGAGGTGTCTGAGTTTCCACCTAGTGCGATGAGCACAAATACTTCGATCACGGGGTACACAGCGAGTGGCTCGGGCAATTATAATTCCCTTGCGTACAGGGCCTTTGATGATGTTGTGACTACGAGTTACTACTGGCCGGCCGGCAACGGAACGTTCGATGGGGGCTATTCAACCTCCGCACCCTATTTAGCGGCATCGACCACCGCCACCACCAGCGGACATATCGGTCATTGGTTACAATTACAAATACCCAGTGCAGTTATACTAACTCGCGCTGTAATAGGTACTACACAATCTGTATATCAACACGGACAATTTGTTATATTAGGGAGCAACGACGGTACAAATTGGACATTACTTCATGCTGGGACGGGGACGACTCTGTCCACAAATGTCACAACACTATCCGCGGGGTCAACTGAAGCATTCTCTTATTTCAGAGTAGTAATAAAGTCAAAGACCAGCAGTAACTCGAATAATAATATTGAACTCAATAATGTACAATTTTTTGGTAGATCGGGATCTTGGGTTGTCTCAAATCAACCGTATAAAGTTAAAGTCAACAGCACCTCAGGTCTGAGCGGGACCAGTACTGCCGCGATTGGGTTTGCGGTTGGGTGGACCACCGCGGCTGGGGCGAACCTGGAGTTCGATATTAGTGGGTCCGAGACCCAAACACTCGTAGGTACAGATGGTGGTGGTGGTACCAATAGGACGTTCTCTGTAGCACCCGGGAGTAACGCCTTACCATCAGGCCTCACCCTTACGGGGAGTACAGGTGCGATAACAGGTACAATTGCGGCGGTGGGTACAACGAGTGTAACATTCCGATTGACTGATAATGCGTCTGGGGCGTTCACAGATAGAGCAATCAATATCGTGGGGGCGACAGCACTCTACGCCTTTAGCCCAAATCCGTTCACGTTCACGAATGCGGGTATATATGGGCGTCTTGGTCCTACACTCACCAATTTAACGACCGCGTATAGTCCCAGCTGGACGGATTATACCAGTAATTTGAACCAGATGGGCTTAGGAATCCAAGAATGGACCGTACCGAAGACGGGGTCGTATAGGATTGCAGCATATGGATCTGGTTCGCGCACTACGAATCAGGGAGGGTACGGTGCTCGAATTACTGGTACTTGTACTCTAACTAAGGGTGAGGTCATTCGGATACTTGTTGGTCAGACAGCTATAAATGCGACCAGCAGTACCAATCACGGTGGTGGTGGTGGGACATTTGTCGTGAGGACTCCATATAATACCAATGCATCTATCATCGTCATCGCAGGTGGGGGTGGGGGTGGTCATTCCTATACACATGGTTCCTATGGCGCGTACGACGGAAACGCTAGTTTAACTACAAGTGGTACTGATGGCCAATCCCCGACGACGTACGTGGCAGGTGGCACCGGAGGTAATGCTGGTACTAATGGGTCTGGTAATAACCAGGGTGCAGGTTTCTTCGTATATAGTCGCGGCACGGGCGCCGCGGCGTCGTTTATCACCGGAGGGGCAGGGGGTAATTATTCGGGTGGTGACGGTGGTTTCGGGGGAGGGGGGAGGCATGGCACCACCCACGGTGGTGGTGGTGGTGGTTACTCCGGTGGGGGTGGCAGCAACGGCAACCACTACGTTGGGGGAGGTGGGGGGTCATACAAGGCTACATCCTTCACGGTCACGAGTGAAGATACTACTGTTCACGACGGTCCCGGTTCAGTTACGATTACACAACTTTAAATATCAAGTATATAGTATATGTCAGACTTATCGACCGACGGAACTCCTCTACCCACACCAGAGGAAATTGCGGCCGAAAAAGTCATAGAACAACGCAAAGTCGATGCCATGACCAAACTCCGTTCAGAACGGGACGCATTATTCCCCTCAACGGATAAATACGTGATGTGGGATTACCCTATAAACGATGAACTCCGTAAAAAATGGAAACGGTACCGCCAACACCTCCGTGACCTCCC